TATGTTATGATTACGCAGTTTGCTTCTGATGGGACCAGCATAGTCGAGCAATGGACGTTGAAAAATCCATTTATTAAGATGGTAAAGTTTGGCGATCTTGATTATGAAAACGACGAGCTTACACAAATCGAAATTGAATTCCGTTATGATTGGGCTGAATGTTTGGTTGAGGAAGGGCTTGGAACTGGTGACACTGGAACATCCTACGTTTCTCAGTAGGAAATAGCTATGCCATTCTGGACTAAAGCAAATTTACAGCCAAAGACAAAATCTAGATTTATTGTAAGGTTTGGGAAAGGCGGGGCTATCTTAAAAAATATTAAAAGTATAACGAAACCTTCGATTGAAATTGAGACAAAAGAATACAAACTTATTAATCATTATTTTAATTATCCGGGCCTTGCGAAATGGCAACCGATAACAATTAAGTTTGTTGACATGAGAGGTAGCATGGACGGAACAAGGAAAGGCGAGTGGGGTTACGGCTCGACGCAGCGGACAGATACGGCCAAGTTCTTATGGGCGTTGCTTAATGGATCTGGTTATCACGATCCCAGTTCGAATGCGAATACAGCTATTGGTAAAGCCCAATCAAACGCAATGATGGAAAATCTTGTTATTCAACAAATAAGCCCTGGTGACCTCGACTCTCCAGGAAATGCAGATATTTATATTAAAAATAAAAAAAGAGGTCGAACTGATAAGGCAAAGCACCTAGAGCCTGTTGTAATGGAGCAGTGGCAACTTATTAACCCAATAGTCAAATCAATTAAGTGGGGTGAGTTGGACTATTCTAGTGATGACCTTGTAGAATATACAGTTGACATTGTTTATGATTATGCTATTATGGGAGAGCAGGTTGCTATTCGCGGATCAATTTCAGAAGAAACAACAAGCGCAGCCTACGGTTCTTCTGGAAACAGTAACATAACAGATATGAATTGGGCAGCTATCCAGGCAGGCGGTATTAGAGATGGAATTCAATCATCCTTAAACAGAGACGCTGGTAATCTTGGAGAAGGGGCAGCGCCAGTGGATATCCAAGCTGGCGGTGGAGTTAGTGCCAATACCCCGCCGGGTGCCGGTGGAGGGCCGCCTGGTAACATCAGTGTGCCACTACCTTGTGATCAACTTGCACCCATTGAAGAGGCCATTTGCAATGCAGTCCGGGGGGCCAACTTTGGGGAATAGCGCCCTGACGGCTGGGAAAGCTACAAGAATTGCAAAAACAGAAAAATAAATTTTAACAAGAGGTAAAAATGGTAAGAAAAAATCAAGACAGGACCGGACCCCGATCTTCAGGATCGGATGAGATCCCGGCTGATCTTAAAGAACAAATGACAAATCCGATGGACTTTATAACCCCAACGGATCATGTGGATCTGCCTTCGTTGGGTAAGAGTTATCCAGAAGGACACCCACTTTGCGGAGAAGATTCAATTGAAATTCGGTATATGACAGCCAAAGAAGAAGACATCTTAACATCCAGATCTCTCCTGAAAAAGGGTGTAGCCATTGATAGGTTAATTTCGAACTTAATCATGGATAAGAGAATTGACTCAAAGAGTTTGTTTATAGGGGATCGTAATGCAATTATTATCAATGCTCGCTCCTCAGCTTATGGGCACATTTATAAAACAATGGTAACGTGTCCAAATTGCAATTCATCTGAACCTCACTCATTTGATCTCACGAAGCCAAAGGTTTATCATGGAGATGAGTGGGAAGATCATGAAATAGAACAGACAGAAAGAGGAACATACAAAGTTACTCTTCCTTACACAAAAGTTATTGCTGAAATAAGATTGCTTGTTGGTGCCGATGAAGAGAGAATCGTTAAAAGTCTAACAAAGACGAAACAAGATGAAGTTGGCTCTCTGATTACTAACCAAATGAGATCTTTTATAGTTTCAGTAAACGGATATGAAGAGAGAAAGGTTGTTGAATATTTTATTCAGAATATGATGGCCCAAGAATCTCGATTCCTCCGGAACGTGATGAAAGTAATCACCCCAGACCTTAAGATTTCTGATGATTTTGAATGCGCCTCTTGTAGCCATGAGCAAGAATTGGAGGTTCCGTTTGGCGCGGACTTTTTTTGGCCTGACCGATGAGTATTCAGAGAACGTTTATGAACAATTCTTCATTTTAAAACATTATGGTGGATGGTCTTTGTTCGAACTTTATAATCTCCCAGTAGGGCTTCGACAGTGGTTTTTAAAAAGAACTATGGAAGAATATGAAAAAGAAAAAGAAGCAATGGAAAAAGCAAAAAGATAATGCTTGAGCAATTACTCAAGCATTTTTTCTTTAAAACTATTTATCTTTAGAAGAAAGAGGACCACTAAATGGCACCACCAGATCCACCAGGAGGGCCCCCGGGAGGAGATCTACCGAACAGGTCTAGATTATCAGGCGAGATTCAGTCCAATACTGAAGGAACCGTGGGACCATCACAAGATATTGCCGATGCGAATCGAGCGGCGGCTCAAGATTTAGGAATTGCTCTTGAGAAAACTATCGAGCTTAACAAACTCGAAAGACAAAGAGTTACAATTTTAGGTGAACACTTGGCTGCTGGAAGGAACATCCTTTCAACACAGCAAGAAATGCTGATGCAGGCTAAAAAAATCTTTGCCTTAGAAGATATAGACGCACAAAGTGAGGCTCTTGCGGGATTAACTGAAAGATATAGATTGTTAGTAGATGGTAGCAATCTTGGCACAGAAGCTTTTGCTAAATTTGAGCAGACAATAAGCAACGGCGCAGCATCTGCGGAAGAAAAAAAAGCAGCGCTGGAGGAACTTCGTGGAGCATTAGAGGATGCCAAAACAAGTTCAAATAGAACAGAAGCAGCATTAGGCGGCCTTACAACTATGTTTGGCGCAACCAGCAAAGCCTCAGCAACAACTTCTGGAAAGGTCCTTGGCTTAGCAGCAGATTTGATGACTGGCTTTAAGGCTGATAAACTAAAATTGATGGGCGAGAAACTTCTTGAAATGTTTTCCATTCAAAATGTTCTTGCGAATGTCACTGATAAAGCATTTGAAATGGCCCAAGCTCTTGATACCGCTGGTGCTTCTTTCGGAAAAGCCACAGGATTCGGGCGGGGTTTTGAAACTCAGATAGCCGCAGTTTATAAAGGCACTTTTCAAAGCAATGTATCTATGCAAGAAGCCGGCGCAGCTATGGAAGCCTTGGCCTCTGGTTTTTCAAAATTTGAGAAAGGAAATAAAGGAGTCAATATAAGATTGGCAGAAACGGTGGCCCTTTTAGACAAGGTAGGGGTTCAGACCTCAGTCTCAATTGCGATTATGGACTCCTTCACTCGAAGTTTTAATATGGGAGAGGTTGCTGCGGCGGAGTTAACAAGAGAGTTAATTATGGCCGGTGCGTCAGCGGGAATAGTCGCTAGTAAAATGGCATCAGATTTTCAAAGTGCTTTTAGGACCTTATCTCAATATGGATCTGAGGCAGTAAATATATTTAAAGGAATGGCGGCACAAGCTAAGGCAACTGGAATTGAAGTCAATAAACTGATAGGAATAGCGCAAAAGTTTGACACCTTTGAGGGCGCGGCGGAGTCAGCAGCCTCCCTAAATGCAGTTCTTGGAACACAACTCAGTTCAGTAGACCTTCTTAATGCAAACTATGAAGATAGAATAGAAATGCTTCGACAAGGTATTAGCACAACCGTTGGAAGTTTTGATTCAATGGGTAAGTTTACACAATTATATGTTGCACAAGCTATTGGGGCTGCTGATGTTGCTGAGGCCCAACAACTTATAAATATGAACACAGGAGATTATTTAAAATACAAGGGCGATATGATGGCTAGTGCAGAGACTCAGGCAGAATTAGCTAAAAACACAAAAGAAATTGCTCCACTAATAGATAAGCTAAAGATAGCATTTACAGGCTTTGTATTAGCAGTGGGACCAGCCATTGAAGTGGTAGCTGGGCTGATGCAATTCATGGCAGATAATATAGAAATTGCCTCTATAGTTATTGTAGGGGCCACCACAGCGTTTGCTTTTTATAAAATAGCCGTTATAGCCTCCACACTAGCAGGAGCCTCCTCCTTG